TAAATCTGATTTTGAATAGTGTATATGTTGTGATGGTAAAAAATCTGGAGCACCTTTTCCAGTTTCAAACCACGCTGGATGTGTAACACGAACTCTGTTATTAGGCAATGCTACAATATTTCCTGTCCATTTATCTGCATTTAATAAATACATTACATGATTTTGTTTGTGTTGAGCAGGATCATCAGCTACCTCGCTTTCTGAATAATCTACTGTAAATAAATATTTTGCAGGATACATTTTACCATCAATTTTAGCTAACCACGGAGAAGGACTAGCTCTTTCTAAAACATATACAGCATGATTGTGTGAAGCACAGTCCCAAGGTTGAGCTTCGTGAACAGCCATAGGTTCAGCCCATTTTTCTACTGCAATATCAGATACGAGTGCTGTTATGGGCATTCTAGCCCACATTGCCCCACCGTGAACATTAGGTTCTTTGGTATCGTCTGTTTCACAGCCAGTGAAAATTACTTGAAAACTTAAACATCTATTAGGGAGAGTCGTTACAGCAATAGCCATTGCGTGCAAAAACTCTCCATGATATTTTAAGTGGTTACAAGTATATTCCCTTCTTACCCAACATTTAAAGTAAGGAATATTACTTTGTAAATAAGGCACTACTTCTTTTTCTTTTTGCCTTTAAGTTTTTTCAATAAAGCCATAGGCATTTTTTTACTTGCCTTCTTTTTCTTTATCATTCCACCTTTAGCGTAGCCTTTTTTCTTTTTCATCATCATAATGTTCTCCTTAATTATGGTATTAATGTAAACACTAAACCAAATAATTGAGCAATTACTAATATAACTATTACCCATATTTTTTGATTTAAACTTTTTATATCTTCTCTTAAATGAGCTAAATGATTAGTCTCAATAATATCCAACCTTTGGGCTATTAGTTTTATATCGCTTTCAAGGTTAGATATTTTTCTTGTAGACATTATGACAGCAATATTGTTAATTCGTTACTGCTACCAGTAAGAGCACTCACATATACTCCTTCAGTGGCTAATATGCCATCATCAGGAATATAAACGTCAGAATCTCCTGCCTTAAATTTTTGAGTTAAAAGTACATCTCCAGAGTTACTTCCGTTTTTGAATGTAAAAGCTCCATCTGCGGCTCCATAAATTCTAACTCCTCTTAGCCTAGAACGAGAAGGACCAATTATTCCTGCACTCGTTCCTTGAGCCCAATTATACGCTTTAATTGGTCCTGCCATTTTTGACTCCTATTAAGCTAGGTTAGTGTTTTGTTGATATAAAACTGTAAGTCTAACTTCTCCTGCATTAGTTCCTGCTGAATTAGTTACATTCATTCTTACATCGCTTGTACCAACATCTTCCCAAGCCAATGCTCCTCCTGCTTTCGTAGTTGGATATTGTCTTCCTGCTGTTGTACCGATTGTATAAGCATTTACAAAGGCAGTCGCGGCTCCACCAACTAAACCAACGCTGATGTTAGTAGATGTGTTCGCGGCAGTTATGATGTCAAATACAATATCAATGATTTGTGAGTTCGCTGGAATAATCATATTGGTAGCTTGAGCCGCGATCGCACCACCCGATAAATCAATCGCGTGAGTTTGTGCCATCACAACTTGACCTGTATTTTTCATATCAGTGCCAACTGTAGTGCCAGTAGTGTCTTTGATAGTCCCTGCTTTAATAGGACCTGAAAAAGTTGTAGTACCCATAGTACCTCCTTGTCTGGTTAAGTCTATCACATTATGCGATAGTCAAGAATAATTATGGTATACTACAAAAAAAGAGAGGCGACAAGCGTCGCCTCTCAATAGTCGGTATTTTTTAATTAAGCTCCTGGAGAACCAAATACACATCTTGGGTCTGAAACACCAAAACTGTATCTTTCTCTAGCTTTATATCTTGCATTACCAGTTTCAAAATCGCCTTCCATAGCAGTTTTGATCGCGGCTCTTTCAAAATGTTTAAAACCATTTGGAGCATCTGTTTTAATAAAGTATGCATCTGGGTCATTTAAGAAATGATTAACTACATAACCCTGAGGTAACATACCCATATTTTTCATTGCATTAATGTCGTTATCTGCAGTCGCAGGTCTTAAAGTAGTCTCTAATAACCTATCAGCAACAAACTGTAGCTGTGGTGGAATAATTAATTTCCTACCTTGCAACGCAATTTTTAAACCACGCTCATCAATGAACCCTGAAATATCAATTAAAGCAGTTTCCAAAGAAGTTTCATTCAAATCAGCAGATGTTGCTAATTCGTTTGAAAAGTTACCACCACCTACTGTTGGGTGGTCTGTGGCACAAAGCTCTTTACCATCACCGTAAGTAACAGTATTGCTGAAAGCATTATTTAAGATGCTCGCGGCTTTGACTTGCTTTGTGTTAGACATGGAACGAGCAAGAGCACGAGTATAACGTGAGGATAATGAATCATATAAATTATCTTCAATAGCCTCCTCTGTTATAGCAAATGCTAAAGCAACAGTTTCATGGGTATAACGAGCAGTATATGCTTCGTTAGCGTCATCATAAGTTACAGATGCACCCTCACCTTTGGTTGGGGCTTGTCCAAAACCTGACAACATTACTTCTTCCTCAAATGCTCTATCTGAAGATTCAGTCTCAAATATTTCAGCGTGTTCGTTATCATAACGATCATACTCTAGACCAAACAATGCGTTTAGTCCTGGCTCCAGTTCTTTCAGGAGTTGACTTCTACTTATTGCCATTATCTATTCTCCTATATTCCTGCACCAGTACCGTTGGCATTATAACGGTAAAAGTGATTATTAAGTTGCACGATCGCTAACATTCCTGCAGACGCTGTATCTGAGTTTGAAGGTGAATCTTCTAAACCAACAATTCTCAAATTCAAGGTATTAGTACTGTTTAACGTTCCCTGAGCTAACTCACCAAGTGATATACCAGTATTGTCATTACCAGTTACAGCAGTAGCAAAGTTTGCATTTCTAAATACATCAGCTTGTGTTACTCCTGCATTACAATTGATCAAAAATAATTGATCAGGATGATCTGCAATAAGTGCTGTCACTTCTGTACTTGATTTTACTGACGCAGTTCCAGGATACTTATTATCAAAAATAGTATTTCCTAGTAAGTCAGTATAGTTACAGCCTATAAAGGCTCCTAGTATTGGAACAGTTCCACCATTGGCATTTGCACAATAAGAAATCAAACCATTTGCAAGTGGAATAACTGGTTGACCTTGATAGATCGCATTCGCCACTCCTTGTGTGCCTGTAGTTTGAATCTTATATGTAGACATACCATTAGTATTAGGACCTGAACCAAGCATTTTATATGGTCTTAGACCAAAGGCTGAATCAATATTCGCCATACTTTATTCTCCTTATATTAATAATTGTTTGAAGCATCATTTATTTTTAGCTCCAAAAGTTACACGTGATTGCCTATCTGGTTTCATGATAGGCATACTAGGGTGCTGTTCTCTCATCATATCATTGTCGATCGCAGATTGTTGATCGTCATTTTTTTGTGAATAATACGCAGTCCGTTCTTTTTGTGATTCGATAGGAAAACGAGCTAAGATTAAACCTCCAACTCCTATAACTCCTGCGTGCTTACCATCTTGTAAGGTAGGAGCTTCAAAGTCAGGGTATTCATCGGCACGAACTAAGTCAAAGCCTTCGCGGAGGCGAGCAGAAAGATTCTTTTTATCATCATTGCCCATAACAGACTCTCTAATCCATCTGTGAACAAATCCTTCTGGGGCAGGAGGGGCGTCTAAACTGGAAGGGGGCTTCCAAGGTGTTCGACGATTGTCTTTTTCTCTTGTTTGAGAAGTGCGTGTGGTTCTATCCATTGATATTTTCCTTCACGTTAGTTATTCATTAATGCTAATTGTTGTGCATACTGTTTAGGTGATACACCAAGTTTCCTTGCTATTGCAAGCTGAGATTGTGATAATTTCACTTTTCCTTTAGAAACAGTATTCCCAGAAGATCTACTTCCTGGAGCAACTGGATCACGTCTTGCTTGTGTAGCAACGGATTCTTTGAACTTATGTGGAAAATCAGAACGCATTCTTTTGTCTAACTCTACATAGTAATCATCTGTTGTTGGGTCAATGCCTTCTTCCTCCACAATTTTTTTGTGGTGGCTAAACGCTGTAAGTGTCATTGGTTCATCTTGACCAAACCAAGTATTTTTATTAGCCCAAGCCACAGCCTTTGGATCTTGTTGGCGAGGAGGTTGTTTAGCTTGTACTTTTTCAGGTTTTACTTCAGCTTGTTTTTGTTTTTCTTCATATTCAGCTTTTGTAACGTTTAAACGCTCAGATTCAACAGCTAATTTAGCTATTTGTTTTTGTGCTTCCATTTGAGCGTCAACATCACCTGACTCAATAGCCTCTTTTAACTTTTGTTTGAGTCTATCTTCATCCGACTTCACACGATTGTCAAATTCAGTCATATAAGAGCTGTCTATTTTATCAGAACGCTCTTTTAAGTCTTCATATTGTTTTTGTACAGACTGAGCATAATCGGTCGCGGCTTTTTCTCGTCTTTCAGCTTCACGCATTTTAAAAGTAAGTCTTTCAATACGCTTTTGTACTTTATCACTATACTTTTCTAACTCTTGGTCTTCATTATCTGTTGTAGCTTCAACTTTTTCTTCTGTTTCAGCTTCAACTTCTACATTTTCAGCTTCAGGAGTTTCTACTTCTACTTCAACACCTTCTTCTGTTTCAACTTCTTGTTTGGTTGCTTCTTGCATAACCTTTTTCTCCGTTATGTGTGTAAAATATCTTCAGGATCATTAATAGTAGCTAGTATTTCATCGTCATTAAGTAACCTTACTTCGCCACCCTCTATTTTAAAACGACTTCCTGCGTAACGACCAAAAATAACCCAGTCTTTTTCTTTGCACCACGCTCCATTTGGAAATTTTTGCTCATCTTTGTAAGCATCTGGTCCCATTTTTAGAACATAACCACAAACTGTAGCCAATGCTTCACGATCTACGTGTGCATCAGGCAAATAAACCCCAGATTCTGTCTTACCTTTGCCACGAAAAGGCAAAATAAGAATTCTCCAACCAGTTGGTTGAGGCATTTTTTCTACTTGGGGGCTTTCTTCAGGACTTTTGTCCTTAAATCTTTTAGGTAGTATTAAACTCATCGGTTGTAACCTTTTCTAGCAGGGATTTTAACTCCTGTTTTAATGTTGCAAGTTCTAAAAGGCGAGCCTTTTGTTCCTTGAAGTTAGTAAAATCTTCAATCTGACCATAAAGTATTTGTTCAGATATCATACTTTCACGCTCGTTTATCAATTTAAGCATATTTTCATAAATGTAAAGATCTAAACTCATGTTTTTACTTTTTAGTTGATTTTTTATTTAAAAACTGTAATCCTTGCTTACCAAATCTATAACCGAAGCTACTGCCAATGACTATATACAAACAAGTTTGAAACCATTGTGGACAACTTGCGTCAAGAAATATAAAACCTTCTTTTACATAAGGCTGAGTGTAAGGAACAAAACAAGCCACAAGAATACCACCAAAAATAATAGTCCAAAATTCATCTTTCCAACTTCCTGCCATTTGGTTAGTTAAACTTTGTTCCATAAGCATAGAACTTGTAGCTTCTGTTTCGTACACTTTAGCTTCTGCTTTTGCTCGTGCTACTTTTACGTCTGATTCTGCTTTAGATTTGTCTACTCTACCTTGTAGCCAAGTCCCTGCGAGGTTAGCTATAGGCGATATTAAACTACTTAACATTTCCACCTTCTCCTTGCTTGTCTTATTCTTGAGTTAGGATCAT